TATATCTCTTGGTTGAGTACTGCCTGCTCGCCGATGTGGCTAAGAGCCGGCCAGTAGAAGTCCCATCGTGTGGAGCGGGACCACATTTTGTTGAGACCTTGTTGATAGGTGAGATCAGCCCGGATGTTGGCTATGCCTATGATAATACAGTGTTCGGTAAAGGATTTGTTGAAGCCGTGATTATTGAGTGTGAGGGTACCCTGGGCTGCAAGATTGCCTTGTGGGGATGTTGAGTCTGTAGACGATGTTTGGGCGATGGGGTTGATATTGATCGGGGAGCTACCGCCCCCGAGGTATTCCGGACGTTGGAGTCTAGAGTCCGGAGAGGTGACACCAAAGTGAGATCGAATGATCTCGATATATCGCGTGCCGCCGCGGGCGTCTCGCTCGTAGAGTTTTTGGATTTGGAAGGCTTGGCGCAGCTCGTTAATTGTTGCGGCCGTGACGGCCGACAGGTCTGCGCGAATGTTTGGATAGCCGCCTGTGGCGGCAGTACCTTCCGCATACCAGGTCGAGTTAGCGTTTGAGCCGGAGAAGTCGCGTCCGAAGTCGTAAGTTGTATCGATACCGCCAGTTTCATGAACTGTGCGGGATGAGGAGGCGAAGACCTGATTGTCGGAGCCGAGTCCTAGGACTGGTGCGTCTCCGGTTAGAGGGAGAGGTACTGCCGGGCCTTTTTGGGGCCAAGGCAGTGCGGAAGTGAAATAGTCACGACGTTTACCACGTTTTTTGATGGTGTAGTCGGTAACGGTGTCTGGACCGTCATCAACATTTGTGATGACGGAGTCTTGAAGGTTTTCGTCCCGAAACCATTCGTTATAGATGAGGTTGTAGGCGCGCAGAGGTGCGGCCTGGTGGACGATACCGGCGACTAAGGTGGGAAGGCCCATGTAGTCGTAGATTGTGCCGCCGAGGTGACCGCCGGCCGGTGAGGTAATGGTCGGCATGATGAAGTCGGTCGAGTCGTCAGGGTTGCGTTGCTCGCCGTTGAATTTTTGCCAATTATCCCAGAGAAGTCGCATAGGAACTGCGAAGAAGAAAGTCTCTGCATAGACGTTGTCCATGAAGGGAAAGATGGGTGTTGCGAAGCGGCCAAAGGCCGTCATTCTAAGGTTGAAGGTATCACCCGGAAGGGCTTCGTCGACGAAGATGGGTATGAGATCGCCTGCATCGAAGGTGGTTTTATATCCGTGTGAGCGGTCGAAGCTTGATCGGGGGATCTCGGCATTTGGAACGGTGCTGAAGCGATCGTTCATGACTGTTGGCATTTTTGCCATTGTGAGTCTCCATAAAAAAAGGGGCCGAAGCCCCTAAGTTGTAACGTCTTTTTTATGCCTTGACTAGGCAGGTGTACCAGATGTGGTCGGTACATCTGGAATTGGAACCTCCGGCTCATCGATGATAGAGCCGTATGGAAGGAGGAAATCTCGGGCAGTGCCGAGGGGTTGGAGATTTTCGTTTACCAGTATTGATGCTGTCTCTGTGTCGAAGGTGCCGACATAATAGAGAACAAAATCGTCTGGATATTTATTGAAGGTGTGACCTTTCTCATTGACAGATTCTGCGAATGATCGCTGTGCGACCGCTGTATTAATAGCGCTGAATGGTGGCGTATATACGACGCCTTTAATGTCGAAGATTGAGAAGAGTTCTTGTTGCATGTTTGTTTCCTTAGTCAAGGTTACGGGGAAGGCGTTTTAAACGTGCCTCTTGTACTGCAAGACGCACTTTAAGCCTTTCTGGAGTGTTGTCATGTTGATTTTTCCGACTGCCTTGTAGGCGCTTGCTGCGCAATTTGGCGTAGTCGGATGGGTATTCGATTTCATATTGTTTATCGTAGTATTTTGGCGGCTTCATTTTTTTGCCGTTCATGACGACGAAGTCGCCAGGGTAGATGTCTGATGTATATTTATTGAGCCAGTCCTTCCCAATTCCGGGGCGTCGGCTCATTGTGGTGTATTCTGGTTTTCTGTGTGTGATTTCTCCTGTTATTGGATTGGTGTACTCATAATGAGTTACAGCTAAATCGCCAGTGATTTTCTTGGTAATGTATCTGGCTACATAAGCTGCTGATTGGAAAGTGACCGTTCCGGTAGTAGAGAAGCCATAAGGCCACAGTTGTGATAGTGATTGTGATGTATAAAGTTTTTCTCCATTTTGGGTGGTCCATAGTTTTTTGTCCTCAAAGTCGTGATTAAAGATGCAGGCATGGTAATGAGGACGAGCGAATTGTTCGCCGTATTCTCCGCAGTGAAAGTAGCGGATGCCTGCACCGTATTCTTTTCGGAGCCTTTTCATGAAAAGTTGAAATTCCCGAACGTTAAGTGAAAGATCGTCGGGAAGATGATCGTCATTGTAGGTGAGTGTTATGAAGCAGTTTTCTTGGTACATGGAAGCCTCATGATGACATCTAATGGCCCATTGGCGGGAGCGTTCGAGTTTGCACCCGATACACTGCCCGCAGGGAAGGGTGACGGGTAGATCTGTGAACCCGTCTTTTTTGTTGAAGACTATAGGGCGTTTTCCGTTTTCGTTAACTGTTTTTGCCCGATAGGCTTTGAGAGGGTAATAGCATGGCATATTTCAAAGGCGTATGCCGCCTCGTAGAACCCTTTTTGAGTTCTTGCCATGTGTTTTTTTAGCAGTTTTGGTGAAAAGCCGCTTTGATTTTTTGCGGGGCATTGGCTTTCTTTTAAACATGATTTTGACCTCTCGTTTTAGTGATTGGTGTCAGTGGGAACAGTTACATCAAGTAGTGACTGTTCCTGGGCCTTACATAGAAGGCCCTTTTAAGCGTCCGTGGGCGCTTCCGGAGGGGTCTCCGGGGTGATTGGTACCTCTGGTGAGGGTGGTGCCTCTGGACGAGGCGCGAGGCCCATTTTGATGAGGGCCTCTTCGTTGTCTGGGTTGGTTGCGAATTCAAGGAATTTCTCGGGATCGTTGTCGAACATTTTGCGAAGTCGCGAAGGGAGTGTGTCGAACGCAGATTGCGCAGCCATTACCTGGTTGAGGCTGTCTTGATAGGATTGGACGTTTATGAAGTCGCCATAGCGTCCTTCATGTTGATTGAGGTGCTCGAGTGTTTGGGTTTTTTCAAACCTTGATAGGATATTGTTGATGTCACATTCATCGCGAAAAGCTTGCTTGGCAAGGGATGGATCGTTGAAGGTCATCGTGGATTTTTGTTTAGGGCCGTATGCGGTCCTAAACTTCGTTTTTTCGCTAGGCATTTTTTTTATTTCCCTCCGGGAGGTTGGGGTTATTTACGCATTGTGGACATGGCGGAATTGCCTGATATGCCGAGTTCTCGCATGATGGTACCGAGCTTTCTGAGCATCGGTGAGTTTTGGATTGTTTCAGCGTCGATACGAGAGGATTGTGCGTTTTTCTTGGCGGTGGTTAAATCTTGTGTAAGAATTTCGCCGATTTTTTGGAGATTTTTTGTTTCCTCTACGGCTTTTCTGCCTTGAGTGTCGACGGTAAAGCCTTGTTGTTTTTTTAAGATAGTATCTTCGACAATATTGTCGAGTTCGGCTTTGTTGCGGCTAAGAGCAATAGCGGATGAAGAGGCCTTTGTCAGGCCTTCTGCTGCGGCAGCACCGACATTTATAGCAGGTATACCTGCGCCGCTTGGGGTAGATGATCCGCCGTATTTAGCGGATAGGATGGGGTTAAGACCTGCTTTACGCAGGTCGTTTACTTCTCGTTGGTGCGAGGTGTTGGACATTCGTTCTTGGAAGTCCATTTGATCCTGCGAAATCTGTCGATTTGCAGAGTTTTGTTTCTTTGCACCGAAGAGGCCTGCGCCAGCTCCAATTAAGGAGCTGCCGATAGTGGCGAGTGCGCCAAACATTAGAAGTGATCCATAAGGCCTGGTACTGAGTAGACAGGCATGGGTCGGGTGCATTGTAGGGAAAAGTAGGAGTCCCATAGAATATGGGGCTCTGTTGAGACCGCGATAACGCGGTCTATAGGTGGATTGTCCTCGATGAAAGTAGAGTTTAGCGTCGGGAGAGATGCGAAATCCTGAGAGAGATGCCAGGAATCGAGTGTTTGAGCATGATTTGACCGGAAGACTCCGGTGATAAGAGATGGTTTGTAGCGGTATTCTGCGAATCGTTCTTGATAACCAAAGACGAGAGCGTCGTTAGAATCGCCTTGGGCGTATATCTCTTGGTTGAGTACTGCCTGCTCGCCGATGTGGCTAAGAGCCGGCCAGTAGAAGTCCCATCGTGTGGAGCGGGACCACATTTTGTTGCGAC